ACTGGGGTGGAACTGCTGATTGTGCTGGGTGTCGTCTGCGTGGCCATCGCCGACCCGGCCCGCTGCGTGTCCGTGGGCGTCGAGCCGATCGCCAAGGGGAGCCGGGTATGAGGTTCGACGTGAGCGTCGACATCACGGGCGCGACGCGGATGCTGGATCGTCTGGCTCGGGACCAGGTGCCGTTCGCTGCGAGCAAGACGCTCAACGCAGTGGCGCAGAAAGTACTCGAGGCCGAGCAGCACGAGATGCGCGACGTCTTCGACCGCCCGAAGCCCTACACGCTCAACTCGCTGCGGGTGATCCGGTCGACGAAGCGCGACCTCCAGGCCGTCGTCACCTTCCGCGAAGCCTTCGGAAAGGCGCAGGTGCCGGCCAGCAAGTACCTGGCGGCGCAGATCAAGGGCGGCAGCCGCCGCGAGAAACGCTTCGAGGTGGCGCTGCGGCGCGCTGGCGTCATGCCCAACGGCTACCGGGCTGTTCCGGGCCGTGGGCTGCGCCTGGACGCCTATGGCAACGTCCCGGGCGCGACGATCGTTCGCATCCTCTCCTACTTCAAGGCGTTCCCAGAAGCTGGCTACAAGGCGAACATCACAGACCGCCGCCGAGCCCAGCTCAAGCGCGGCACGCGCACCAAGTTCGGAATGGAGATGTTCGTGGGCCGCCCCGCCGATGGTCGCCTGCCCTTCGGCATCTGGCAGCGCGACACGGCGCGGGCCTGGGGCGCGTCCAGGCTTCGGCCCATCTTCCTGTTCGTCGACTGGACGCAGTACGAAGCGATCTTCGACTTCGAGTACGTCGGTCGCAAGACGGTCGAGCGCGAGTTCGGCCCGACCTGGGACCGCGAGCTGGCGGCCGCGGTCGCCTCGGCGAGGGCGCGATGAGCAAGAAGATCGAGCTTAGAGGGAAGCACGCCGTCGCCGCGAGTCGGTCGGTTCAGTACCAACGGACTCGGCGCGCTGGGATCAAAGCAGCTGCAGAGACTGGCGGAGCCAAGGGCGATGGGAGCGCGCGTGCTTAGGTTCTCCCCCCAGCCCCCGGGTACGGGTGATTGGAACCTGGCCAACTCCGCAGTCACGACCTCCTTCCAAGGGGGTTGACCAACATGCTCGACCTAGACGCACAGCCGACCTTCACCGAGTTCGCCGCCCTGGTCGGCGTCAGCAAGCAGGCGATCAGCGCCCAGGCTGAGGCCGGTGTGCTCTCGCTCGGCATGACCTGGCGCCAGATGATTCTCGCGTACTGCTCGCAGCTTCGTGAGCAGGCGGCGGGCCGCGCCTCCGGCGACCTGGTGCTGGCCTCCGAGCGTGCGGCTCTGGCGCGCGCCCAGCGCGAGCGCATCGAGATGCAGAACGCGGTCACGCGCGGCGAGCTCGCCCCGGTGGTGGCGATCGAGCAGGTGCTCGCTCAGGCCGGCTCGAAGGTGGCCGCGGTGCTGGACACGATCCCAGGAATGATCCGGCGCCGTGTGCCAGGCCTGTCGGCTGCCGACATCGAGCTGGTGGCGTCCGAGGTGGCGAAGGCGCGCAACATCGCCGCGGCGATCCGCATGGCCGACCTGGATGACGAGCCAGAGGAGGCCGAAGCGCTGGCGGCGGATGCAGCCCAGGCCGAGGTGGACGCCTGATGGACCTCTCCGAGATCCGCCGTCTCGAGCAGTCGGAGGAGATCGCGCGCCGCCTGGAGCGCGGCCTGTCGGCGTTCGGGGTGCCGGAGCCGATCACGCTGGAGGAGTGGGCGCGCAAGCACTTCTACCTGTCGGCCGAGTCCTCATACGTCGAACAGGCCTGGACGCCGTGGCCGTTCCAGCGCGCGATCATGGCCTGCATCTCGAACGACGACATCGAGGAGGTCGACTGGCTGAAGGCCGCGCGGGTCGGGAACACGAAGATCATGCTGGCCGCCATCGGCTACTTCGCAGAGCACAAGCGCCGCAACCAGGCGATGTGGCAGCCGACGGACGAGGACCGGGACGAGTTCGTCAAGACCGAGCTGGACCCGATGCTGCGTGACGTGCGGGCGATGCAGCGGGTGTTCCCGCAGTACCTGGCGCGGCACAAGGACAACACGCTGCAGCAGAAGCGGTTCCTGGGTTCGATCCTGCACCTGCGCGGCGGCAAGGCGGCGAAGAACTACCGGAGGATCTCGGTAGACGTCGGCTACATCGACGAGGCGGACGCCTTCGACGGCGACGTGGAGAAGGAGGGCGACCCGATCACGCTTGCGAAGAAGCGGGTAGAGGGCGCAACCTTCCCGAAGCTGGTGGTCGGATCCACGCCGAAGCGCAAGGGCTTCTCGCTGGTGGACGAGCGGGCCAGCATCGCCGACGCGCGCATGCGGTTCGTGGTGCCGTGCCCGGAGTGCGGCGAGATTCACCCGATCGTGTGGGGCGGCAAGGACGACCCGACAGGGTTCAAGTGGCAGCGCACCGAGGCGGGCGAGCCTCTCCCGGATACGGTGCGGCACCTGTGCCCGCACTGCGGCGCGCTCATCACGCAGGGGCAGTACCTTGGGGTCGCAGACCGGGGGTTCTACCTCTCTGAGGATGGCGCGCTGACACTGGACGCCGCAGGCATCTTCCGCGACCAAGCTGGCGCCGATGTGCCGCCGCCTCGGCATATCGCCTTCGTAGACGTCTGGACGGCCTACAGTCCCGCGGCGTCCTGGCCGTCGATCGTGCGCGACTTCATCGCGGCGCACGAAAAGTCCCAGGCGGGCGACCAGTCGAAGCTCAAGGCGTTCTGGAACACGACGCTGGGCCGCGCCTGGGAGGCCGACGTCGAGAAGACCGATGCCAACGAGCTGCAGGCCCGCGCCGAGGGCTTCCCGCTTCGGATGGTGCCACCTGGCGGGCTACTGCTGCTGTCCGGGGTCGACACGCAGGACAACCGGCTCGAGGCGGTGGTCTGGGCCTTCGGGCGCGGGTCGGAGATGTGGACGGTCGATCATCGGGTCTTCTTCGGGAACCCGGCAGAGGATCATGTCTGGGCCGAGCTGGAGGAGTTCCTCTTCGTCGGCGAGTACCAGCATGTCAGCGGGCACCGAATGAAGATCGACGCCTCGGCGATCGACACCGGCGGCCACCACACCAACGCGGTCTACGAGTTCGCGCGCAAGCATGCCCGCCGCAACGTCTACGCGGTGCGCGGCGTGCCGGGCCGGGAGCGGTCGATCAAGCACGGCGCCGGGCCGGTGGACATCGACTGGCGCGGCCAGCGCCGCAAGCGCGGGGTGGTGCTCTGGCACGTCGGCACCAATCTGGCGAAGGACCTTTTCTACAGCCGCCTGCAGGTCGCGCGGCAGGGGCCCGGCTACGTCCACTTCTCCAGCGAGCTATCCGACGAGTTCTTCCGGCAGCTCGCGGGCGAGGCGAGGGCGGAACGGGTCGGCGCCAGCGGGCGGGAGTCGCGCTGGACGGCCCTGCGCAAGCGGGTCGAGGCACTCGACGGCACCGTCTACGCACTCTGGCTGGAGGCCCACCTCGAGCTGCAGCGCAAATCGGCTGCCTGGTGGGACCGCCTCGCCGAGCGCATCGCCCCGCGCCAGGCGAGCCTGCTGGATGGAGGCGTCTTGGTAGACGAACCGGCGCCCCGGCCAGCAACACCGTCGCGCCCTCCTGTGACCCCAGACTCTGCCGCCCGGACCGCCGCGCGGCGCTCCCATGTGGCCTCTGACGACTGGAGTTCTCGGCTATGAACCGACCGTCCTGCCCCGACGATCGCACCGTGGCGCTGCACCGGGAGATTGCAGAGATCGTCACCAAAGAAACCGGCATGTTCGAGCCGTTGGCGAGCATCGTGGCGACCGGCATCATCAACGGCCTGCGGCGGATGCGCGGCGGCGACGTCCTGTACGTTCCAAAGGGCGACCGACCCGTGAGCTACGAGGAAATCCGGGCCGCCTTCGACGGCACGAACCGCGACGAGGTGCTGCGCAGACTCGGGATTTCGCGTGCGACGTTCTACCGCGCGCTCTCGCGGCGATCCAGTCTCACCGACCCCTAACGCTGAGACAGTCGCGCCGGTAGGGTCGCACCATGAGCACAGCGACCGACATGCTGGCGCAGTACCTTGCCGCCGAGGCTGCCCTATTGACGGGCAAAGAGGTGTCTTTCGGCGACCGAAAATTGCGCCGGGAAGACCTGCCTGAGATCCGTGCAGGCCGGCGCGAGTGGGAGTCGCGCGTACACGGCGAGGCCGCATCCGCTGCGGGTGCGCCAACGATCGGCGGCGTGCGCTTCTCCGTGGCGAGGATCGGCAGTTGAACGCCCTGGACCGTCTAGTCGCTGCGTTCTCGCCGGAGACGGCGCTCCGGCGCGCCGCCGCCCGTCGCGCGCTTGCCTATTACGAGGCCGCGGAACCGTCGCGCACGCGCAAGGTGCGCCGCTCCGACATGCCGATCAACGACCTGGTGGAGCGGTCGACCACGGCAATCCGTGCACAGGTTCGCTCTCTCGAGCGCAATCACGACCTTGCGCGCGGCGCGCTCCGGGTGCTGGTGAACAACACGATCGGGCCGACTGGGATCGGCGTAGAACCGCAACCCAGGCGTGCGGATGGCTCGATCCACGAGGAATACGCGAAGGCTTTGCGCGAGGCCTGGACGGACTGGCAGCTTCACCCGGAGGTGACGGGCCGGTTCACCTGGGCGAAGACCCAGCGCGCGCTTGCCCGCGCCTGGTTCCGCGATGGTGAGGCGTTCGCCAAGGACATCATCGGCGCGGGCGCGGGCCTGCAGCACAACACCCGCGTCCCCTACAGCATCGAGGTCTTCGAGGCCGACTTGTGCCCGGTGGAGTTCAGCGATTCGAGCCGCGGAATCCGCCAGGGGATCGAAATGAACGGCTGGGGTCGCCCGCTGGCCTACTGGCTCCACAAGGCCGACCCGCGCTCGTCGTTCCTCATGCCGACCATCGCCGACCTGGCGCGCGTGCCTGCCGAGCGAGTGGTCCACCTGGCGACGTTTGATCGAATCGGGCAACTGCGAGGCGTGAGTGACTTCGCCTCGGTGATCGCCCGCCTGGACGACGTCAAGGACTACGAAGAGTCGGAGCGCGTCGCCGCGAAGATCGCGGCCATGCTCACCGCCTACGTAAAAAAGGGCGGCCCGGAGGCGTTCCAGCCCTCGGACTTGACGGTCGCAGACGACGGATCGGCGCAGCGCGAGCTGCGCTTCTCGCCAGGCATGGTGATCGACGGACTGCAGCCCGGCGAGGACATCGGCCTCATCGACAGCACCCGGCCCAACCCGAACCTGGTGACGTTTCGCCAGGGCCAGCTCCGGGCCGTGGCCGCGGGCATCGGCGCCTCCTACAGCTCGATCTCGCGCGACTACAACGGCACCTATTCGGCGCAGCGCCAGGAGCTGGTTGAGCAGTGGGTGAACTACGCCGTCCTGACCGATGATTTCGCGGGCATGGTGGTCCAGCCGACCTGGGCCACGTTCGTCCAGGTCGCCGACATGGGCGGCATCGTGCCGCGCCCGCGCGACGTGCCAGCGCACCTTGCCGACGACGCGCTGTTCCTCGGCCAGTCGATGCCGTGGATCGACCCGCTCAAGGAAGCGAACGCCTGGGAGAAGCTGGTGCGCGCCGGGTTCGCCTCCGAGGTCGAGGTAATGCGTCGCCGTGGGGTCAACCCGGCCGACGTGCTCGAGCAGATCACCGCCTTCCGCAGCAAGACACGCGAGCGCGGCCTGCGCTTCGCCAGCGATGCGGCCCACGACGGCGCCGCCGCCCCGGTGGAAGACGACCAAGAGATCACAGACGCGGTGGCGGCAGTGCTGCGCCGCGCCGGCATCCAAACCCCCTGACCACCCACGGAGCCCACCATGAAGCACTCCTTCCGCCTCACCCTCGCCAGCCTCGCGCTGACAGCCGCCTCGCTGCTCGCCCCGTTCGCGGTGCAGGCGCAGGCGCTGTCCGACTACCTGGAGAACAAGCTCGTCGACCACGTGTTCCGTGGCCAGACGTTCACCGCTCCCGCGACCCTCTACGTGGCGCTGTTCACCGCGGCGAGCGCCTGCGATGCGGGCACGGTCACGGAGGTGTCGACCAGCGGCACCGGGTACGCCCGGGCCTCGGTCACGTCGTCGCTGGCCAACTGGGCAGGAACGCAGTCCGCGGGCAGCACGACCGCCTCCAGTGGCACGGGCGGGGTCACCAGCAACAACGCGACGATCTCCATCGGATCGGCGACCACGACCGCCTGGGGCACCGTCTCGCACTTCGGGATCTATGACGCCTCCACCGCGGGCAACCTGCTGATCTGCCAGGCGCTGACGACGCCCAAGACGATCAACCTCGGGGACGCCTTGCCGAGCTTCTCCGCCGGCAGCCTGACCGTCACGTTCCAGTAAGAACGCACAAGCACCGGGGCCGCGGGTCATGCCGACGATCACCGCGACCGAGCAATCGGCCGCTGGAAGCTACATTGACTTCGGCGACCCGGCCGCTGTTCGAGACATCGGCGCTCAGACCGTCCTCGTCTACGCGCGGCCGACCGCGGCAGGAGAAGGCGGGCTGGGGTACCTGATCTCCAAGGCGACGACGGCGGGCACGTCGTGGTCGCCGAGGATGATCGCTCAGGACGGGTCGACGACGAAGCGATGGACTTTCGGCTCGTCGTCAAGCGGGAGCAATCTCAACCCCGGTGCGGATGCGCGCGCTGGATCGCTCGTCTACGGAGACTGGCAGCACGCTGCAGCGACCTGGGACGGCGGACTTTCGGACTCAGGGGTCACGCTGTACGAAGGCCTCGGCGATCTCAAGGTGTCGCCGAAGTACGGCTCGTACAGCGGCTCCGGGTCGATCAACAGCAACTCCGGCGGCGTGCTGACGCTTCTCAATCGGCACAACCGGGGGCGCGCGTTCGTCGGCGCCGTCGCGTACATTGCCTGGTGGAACCGGGTGCTGACGCTGTCTGAGCTGCTGGTAGCGCAGGCCGAGGG